CTCTGGTTCATCTTCACGACACAGATGACCTATCCCACAAGTCTTTAGCGAGAGGTGATCGAGATAAGTCTCGTATTTGACACCTTCGTCAATGATAAGTTGCTCTTTTAATTTTTCTAAATCCATTATATTTTTCCTGTGCTAACCAATGCTTGAGTTCTAGGATTAGGATTAACAATAGGATTAGATCTTAAAGATGGCTGTCCTACATTAACTTGTCCTAATTGAGAGAACGGACTTGGTTGTGCTATGTTTTGTTGTATTTTTGATAGTTGATTACCAGACGCTGTTGGAGTAAACCTTCTTTTAGTTTCTTCCATTGTCTCTCCAATTTGCTCACCTAATGCTTGTTGACCTAATTGTCTTGTTGCTCCTGTGGTCATAGCAGTTGCATTATATACTCTATTGATTGTGTTAAACAACGCTGTCATTCTTTGATTTCTATTACCAACTCCTCTGTCAGCAAAAAATTTAAGTATTGCAGGACTAGCAAAAACTCTAGCTGTTGTTTTAAAACGTAAATTAGATCTCCATTTTCCTATAGGGTGAGCGGCAAAAGTAGCGGCATATATACTACCTTCTTTACCCACATCACCTAAATAAACTAAATCATCAGCAAATTGTTTTAAACTATCAAAAGCATCTTTACCAATTATCTTTTCTAAAACACCACTTTTATATTTACCTATAGCTTTTTTAAGTGCTAAAGCAGAACTTGGAGATGAAAAAATATCGTCATCAACACTTTGTAATAATTTATGAATAACAGACTCTTTTACCTTCTGATAATCATTGGGTGAATTTTTAAAAAATTGTTGTAATCTACCAACTTCAGATGCAGTAATATTTTCTCTTGTTATGTAATTAACAGCATCTTCTGGTGACATAACACCTTCATTTAAATCTCTAATAACTTTTAAATCTACAGCTTTACTATACTCTTGTGACGCATCTGCCAACTTTTGCATAGACACAATCACATCATCATCAGGACTGATAGCAACAATCCGTTTTAAATCTTCTGCGTTAATTGTTTTAAAACCAACTTGAGATATAGTATCTGCTAAATCTTTAACTTTTTGAAAATCTTTACCAAATAAAACTTTACCTGATCTTCCAAGATTATCAATTTTGTTTTTAAAAACCATACCATTGAATCTATTTGGATTCATTAAATCAAGTTTAGTATCATCTAATGCTTTTTTAACAAATGTAACAGCTAACTTCTCACGTAAGAAATCAGCATCATCAGTTGCTTTCAATACAGCTTTTAATCTTTCAGGAGCGTCTCGTTGTACAATTCTGGAGAAAACTTGGTCGTAGTCTAAGTTTTTTATACCATCTTCATTTAATTGTCTTATGACACCAAGTTCACGTAAATCATCAAACTTTTGTTTTTCAACTTTATAATAATCATCGGCTATTTTTTTATCTTTTAATGCTTGTTTGATTGCTGCTGTTTGCTTAACATCAATACCTCTTACACCTTTTACGTTAGTGCTAATATTATCTGCACCCAACAATTTATCGTAAATATCTCTAAACTTAAACAATTGTTCGGTTGCAGCAGAAGGTAATCTGTCATCAAACAGAGCTTCATTAATTAATCTTCTTTGATTATTTAACTGTGTAAAACTAGCAAAATGATTTTCCATCATCTCTAATGGTTCTACTAAACTACCATCACGAGCTCTTGGTGCGTTAAGTCTTTTTGTGTCATTGATTGTAGTAATCACATTGTTTATACTTGGATGTAATCCTCTTAAAGTTCCAAATTCTTGTTTTAACTTTCCAATTTCTTGGTCAAGAGAGTTAATATTTATTAGATTTCTTGATCTAAATCCAGACTCTTCCAAAACTTTATCTATTTTTGCATAACGAGCATTTACTTCTTTATTGAAACTATCAAAATTTCTTTTGATTGCTTGTAATGTTTCTGTTCCTACATCAAATCCTTCATCAACAGATTTACCAAGAAAGTTAACACTTTCACGAACAGCGTTCATTGATTGTTGTCTAGCATTGTCAAGTTGTTTAGTTATTCTATCAAATTCTTTACCACTTAAATTAGCAAATATCTGTCCTGCTTCATCTAATGTAGTTGTTTCATCTATTATTTTATTTCTTTTTAATAAAGATAATTCTAAATTATTTATTAATCTTGTTGAGTCTCTTGTTGCACCTTCAGCAAACTTTTGTGAGTAACCAAGAAACGTAGGAGCACCTAATCTTTCAAGACTAGGCATATAACCCTCTTCAACAAGACGTTGACCTCTAAGTGGGTCAGCAGGATCACCAGCACCTAATCTTCTGCCAGCACCACCTACTAAAGATCTACCTGCTCTAAAAAGACCTACAGTTGCAAAATCAACAGCACCTGCTATTGCAGCTTCTTTTGCTAAATCTTTTCCTATTTCTGGTAATGTTTGTTTTTGAACTCCAAGTAAACCTTCTATTCCTT